CAAAGAAATTTGAGAAATTACTTGAGTACGTTGTTAACAACGAAACGGATAAGGCCCAGGCTTTATTTCATGATATCGTTGTCGGCAAGAGCCGTGAGATTTATGAAAATCTAATCGCTTCCGAAGCGGAACACGGTGTTGGTGGCAGTGAAGTCGATAGTTTTATGGACGATATCACAGCCGAAGAAAATGATATTAGCGAAGAAGGCGAAGAAGAATTCGACGGTGAAGAACACCTCGATGAGCCAGCAATGGAACTTCCGCCAGAAGGTGGCGAAGAAATGGGCCACGAAATGGACGTCCCAGGCGAAGGTGGCATTGAAGATATGGAAGACCGTTTGGTTGACCTCGAAGATGCACTGAAGCAATTACAAGCCGAATTTGACGAAAAGGTCGTAAATGGCGACGAGTCAGAAGACGGTGTTGAAGCCGGTGATGAAGAAGTCGCAGGCGACGAAGAACTAGGTAGCGACGATTCAGAAGAGGGTGATGAATTCTCTGATGAAGATAGCGAAGAAAGCGAAGACGACGAGCTCAGCGAAGCTGAAGAAGACGACGAAGAAGACGACGAAGAAGAGCTCGACGAGGCTATCTTAGAATACACAGAAAACGTTGGCAAGCCATACGGATCGGGTAAGGGCATTTCAAACAAGAGCGAAGATTCTGGTACAAACAAGACCAGCCCAGTCGCCAAGAATGCTAAGAGCCCAGTTGGCGGTGAGCCAATTAAGGTTAAGGATGGTAGCGAAGGCAATCACGGTGTTAAGGCCCCAGGAAAGCTGTCAAGCATTGACGGCACAAAGGGCGAAGGCACTAAGATGAAGAAAGTTCAGGACATGAAGAAGGTCTAAGAACATGTCCGGTATGCTACGAGAACACCTGACTTATGACCAAGCTAAGATGGTTCTGGAAACAGAAGATCAAGGCGAGGGCAAGGGCAAGAGCCTTTATCTAAAGGGCATTTGCATTCAGGGTGACGTTGAGAATGCCAATAAGCGCATATATCCACTGCACGAAATTAAGCGTGCAGTGGGTACTCTTAAGGAACAGATCGGAAACGGTTACAGTGTCCTTGGAGAGGTAGACCATCCACCAGATTTAAAGATTAACTTGGACAGAGTGAGTCACGTCATTACTGACCTTTGGATGGACGGTGCAAATGGTTGTGGGAAGTTGAAAATCATCCCAACGCCAATGGGCAAGATCATTGAAGCTATGCTAACAAGTGGTGTAAAGCTAGGTGTTAGTTCTCGTGGATCGGGCGACGTAAACGATTCAAATGGTAAGGTTTCGAATTTCGAAATTCTTACTGTTGATATAGTGGCACAACCATCGGCACCTAATGCATACCCAACTCCTATATATGAAGGACTCATGAATATGAGGGGTAACCGTACAGTATTAGAGGTTGCGGTTGAGGCCACGTACAATCCTTTGGTTCAGAAGTTTCTGACCAAAGAAATCACGAAGTTGATTCGTGATTTGAAACTATGAGGAACATGCAATGACTGACGCTTTGAAAAACATCGTCGAGAGTAGCATGATCTCAGAGGAGACCAGAACCGCTATTAGCGAAGCTTGGGATAAGAAGGTTAGCGAACTCCGCGAATCCGTCGAAGCCGAGCTACGTGGCGAGTTTGCTGACCGTTACGAGCACGACAAAGGAAAACTAGTCGAAGCTCTTGATAAAATGGTTTCCGAGAATTTGCAGAAGGAGATTGGTGAGTTCGCAGAGGACCGTAAGGCCCTTGTAAGCGAGCGTGTCAAGCTCAAGAAGCAGATGAGAGAACATGCAAGCAAGATCAACAAGTTCGTACTTGAGAATCTTGCAAAAGAAATTAAGGAATTCAAGGCCGAGCGTGCTGCATTCCGTAGTGATGTAGCTAAATTGGAGAGCTTTATTGTTAAGAATCTCAGCAAGGAAATTGTTGAATTCGCACAAGACAAGCGTGATCTGGTCGAAACCAGAGTCCGTTTAGTTGCCGAAGCTAAGGATAAGCTGAACACAGTAAAGAAGCAATTTGTATCAAAGGCTGCTTCAGCTGTGGAACAGGCAGTTACAGAAGGTCTAAAGAGGGAATTGAGTCAGCTCAAGGAAGACGTAGAGGCAGCTCGCAAGAACAGTTTTGGACAGCGCATATTTGAAGCGTTTGCCAAGGAGTTCTCGGGAAGTCACTACAGTGAAACCGCTGAAATTCGCAAGCTACGTGGTAAGCTACAGCAAGCCATTACAGTTGTTGAATCAGCAAAGAAGACAGTTGATGCACAGAAGAAGTTGGTTGAAGAGAAGGATCAGCAATTGGTCTCGATCAAGGAATCATCGGTCCGTGCAACAACAATGGGCGAATTGCTTACGCCACTTGGCAAAAAGCAAAGAGCTATCATGGAAGATTTATTGAGAACAGTGCCAAACACAAAGCTCAAGGAATCTTTCAACAAGTATCTACCATCCGTGTTGAACGAAAGCGCACCGTCTGCGGTCGCTGGAAAGCAAACATTGTTGGAGACAAGAAAGGAAGTTACTGGTGACAAGCCAGTGAAAGATGAAAGACCAGCGGCGGAGATCTTTGATCTGCGCAAGCTAGCTGGCTTGAAGTAACATTAAGAGGAAAATTTAACATGTCTACACTTCTTGAAAATCGTTGGAACGAGACCAAGGAGGCGTTGCTTGAAGGTCTCACTGGCACGAAGAAGAACACAATGAGCATGATGCTCGAAAACACCCGCAAGTACATCTCAGAAAGTGCAAGCGGTGGTGCAACTTCTGCTGGTAATATTGCAACCCTAAACCGCGTGATCCTCCCAGTGATCCGCCGTGTGATGCCAACTGTTATTGCTAACGAAATCGTTGGCGTACAGCCAATGACTGGACCTGTCGGTCAGATCCACACATTGCGTGTTCGTTATGCAGAGAATATGGCTGCTGGCGGAACTGGCGACAGCTCAACTGCTGGTGAAGAAGCTCTCAGCCCATTCAAGATCAGCCTAAGTTATTCCGGTACTGCCCCATCGGCAGCATCGACTAACCAAAAGGCAGGTCTCACAGCAGCATTGGAAGGTACTGGTGGTCATAAGATCTCGGTACAGATCCTCAAGCAATCAGTCGAGGCAAAGACACGTAAGTTGTCGGCTCGTTGGACGTTTGAATCTGCACAAGATGCACAATCGCAACATGGATTGGACATCGAAGCTGAAATTATGGCAGCGCTCGCGCAAGAAATTACTGCTGAAATCGACCAAGAGATTCTTGGCTCGCTCCGCAGCCTTGCAACAGTTGAAGAAACATATGACCAATCATTGGTCAGTGGTACTGCTACATTCGTTGGTGACGAACACGCTGCATTAGCTGTTCTAATCAACCGCGTTGCAAACAAGATCGCATCACGCACACGTCGTGGCGCAGGCAACTGGGCCGTTGTAAGCCCAACTGCTTTGACTGTATTGCAGAGTGCAACCACTTCAGCGTTTGCTCGTACCACAGAAGGTACATTCGAGTCACCAACAAACACCAAGTTCGTTGGTACATTAAACAACAGCATGAAGGTATACGTCGATGCTTACGCAGTAGACGCAACACCAGTGCTCGTTGGTTACAAGGGTTCAACAGAGACCGATGCAGCAGCATTCTACTGCCCATACATCCCTCTAATGAGCTCTGGTGTGATCCTAGATCCAAACACCTTTGAGCCAACAGTTGGCTTTATGACGCGTTATGGATACGTTGAGCTCACTAACACTGCATCGTCTCTCGGCAATGCAGCTGACTATTTGGGCTTGGTGAACATCACTGCCTCGAAGTTGAGCTTCTCCTAATAAGGGAAAATCCAAGCAATTGGATTCCAAGCAATTGGAAACAAACAGGGACTTCGGTCCCTGTTTTTTTTCAGCGTTTGCTCGTACC